ACGGGCAAGGCGGTGACGGTGGATAATGCAATGGTTGGATAACTTGAAAAGAAGGTGGAAAAGCGGGATGCAAAAAGCGGTTGCAGGTACGGGGCTTGCAAGGGAATACAAAAGCGTGTTTGACCTTGCGGGCGTGCCGTCTTTTCAACAGTTTTATGATTTCGGAATATTCATTTGGAAATGGCTTTGGAAGGGCTTTTACAAAGCTTGGCACATTGTACCCGCCCCGACCATTGCAGACCCAAAGGCACGCCGGGAAGTGTACCGCATGAACGTGGCAAAAGCCATTTGCGCCGAAATGGCTTCCCTTGTGTGGGGTGAGGAATGCACGGTCAACGTGAGCATTGACGGGCGGGAAAGTGACGATGACAACCCCGACCCGCTGAACGCCTTTGTGCAAGGCGTGCTTGGTTGTAACGCTTTCCGGGAAAAGATGCAGGAAAGCATTGAAGAAGCACTTGCGTTGGGTGGCAACGCTTTGAAGGTTTGGGCAGAGTCAAAGCACGATGCAGACGGCAATGAGTTACCCGAAACCCGGAAAATCATGATCGGCTATTGCATGGCAGATCAATTTGTCCCGCTTGCGTGGGACAATGCACGTGTTACGGAAGGGGTGTTCGTGTCACGCATAGCAAAGAATGGTTACTATTACACCCGCCTTGAATGGCATAGGTGGAACGGCTTGACCTACGTGATAACGAATGAATTGTTCCGTTCCGAAATGCAAAAAGGTACAACGCCGGGGGAATCGCAAGACATTCTTGGCGTGCGCTATCCCCTTGCGGAGATTTATCCGTACCTTGAGGAAGAAACGGAAGTGCCTGTTGAAGAAAGCCTTTTCAGCTATTGGCGCACACCTATTGCCAACAACCTTGATGACAATTCCCCGCTTGGTATGAGCATATACGGCAACGCCTTGGAAACGTTGCACGCCTTGGACATTTGCTATGACAGCTTTGTCCGGGAATTCCGGCTTGGCAAAAAGCGCATTATTGTTCCCGCCCGTGCTGTGCGTTCCGTGGTTGACCCGCAGACGGGTGCGCTTGTGCGGTACTTTGACGCAACGGACGAAACGTATGAAGCCCTTGCAAGTGACACGCCGGATGACCTTAAAATACAGGACAACAGCGTTGAATTGCGGGTGGAAGAACACGTTGCGGCAATAAATGCGTTCCTGTCAATCCTGTGCTTACAGACGGGCTTTTCGGCGGGTACGTTTACTTTCGATCAACATACAGGGTTAAAGACCGCAACAGAGGTTGTGAGCGAAAATAGCAAGACTTATAAAACAATCAAAACCGTTCAGAACCAGTTGCGCCCCGCTATTGAACATCTTGTGCGCAATATCATTGATGTAGCCATCCTGTACGGCATGACGGACGAAAACGGGCAGACCGTGGAAAGCCTTGCCGCACCGGGGTACAACGTTCAAATAACGTTTGATGACGGTATCACGCAAGACAGGCAAACCAATATCAACGAAGGGGTCATGCTTGTTGGTGCGGGCATTTTGAGCAAATACACCTTCTTGACCGACCCCAAATATGGACAGGGGTTAACCCCGGAGCAAGCGGAAGAGGAACTTGCACGGGTCAAGCAAGAAGGTGCGGCGGGCAACGTTGACCCGCTTGCAATCTTCAATACGGCAGAATAAGGGGGTAAACCATGCGCCCCGCATTTATTGATGCAATGTCATGGGAAATGGCAGAGGTTTACGGGGCGGTTACAGATCAAATATTGATAAACCTTGCGCATTATTTCCCGTATTATGACGCACGCAATTTCCCCCGTTCTTCGATCACGTATCAAGCGGATATGTTGGCGCAAATGGGGCAGGTTAACAAGGAAACAATGGCAATCATCCGGCGCAACCTTGTTGGCGTTGACAAATACTTGAACGCCGCTTTGGAACAGGTCATAATTGACAGCGTGCAAGCGGTCAACCCGGAGTTGTGGAAGGCTGTCAAAAAAGGAATTTTCATGCCGCCACAAACCCCGGTTGTATCCCCCAACCAATACCGGGCGTTCAATCTGTACTATACGCAAGCGGCAAACAAACTGAACCTTGTGAACACGGTCATGCTTGAAAGTACACAAGCGGCGTACAGGGCAACGGTTGCAGATATTGCCGCACGGGTACAGGCAACGCAAACCGCCCTTGACATTGGTGCGGGTGAGGTTGTCACGGGTGTTTCGTCATGGAACACGGCAACGGCGCACGCAATCAAGCGTTTGCAACAGAACGGAATCACGGGTTTCATTGACCACGGGGGGCACAGGTGGAGCGCGGAAGCCTATGTGGCTATGGATATACGCACCACAATGGCAAACACCGGGCGGGCGGCTGTGTGGGAAACCAACGAAAACTTCGGGAATGACCTGTACCAAGTGAGTTATCACAACGGCGCACGACCGCTGTGTTATCCGTGGCAAAGCAAGGTCATATCAAGCACGGACAACGCCCGCACGGTGACTGACCTTGACGGCAACGAAGTGCAGGTGTACGCACAGAGCGAAACAAGCTACGGGGAACCCGCCGGGTTGTTTGGTATCAATTGCAAGCACTACCCTACCCCGTTCATCCCCGGCGTTTCCCTTGTACGTGAGGGCGGGCAGAGCGAAGAGGAAAACGCAAAGACCTATGAGGAAAGCCAACAGCAAAGGGGGCTTGAGCGCAAAATCCGTGAGGAAAAGCGGGATTTGCTGATGCTGAAAGAGCAAGGTGCGCCGGATGAGTTGATAAAGGCACAGCAGGCAAAGGTGCGGCAGACAAGCACGGAGATTGATGACTTTTGCGATGCAACAGGGCGCACCCGGCGGCGCAACCGGGAAGGGGTGTATACAAAGCGGGAATTCCCATCCGCAAAAACCTATGATGTTGCCTTGTTTGAGCAACAGCAAAAGGAGATGATTGAACGGTATTATAGCGGCGGCGGCGCACAGACCATGTTCAGCAACACGCCGGGCATGACCCCGAATGTTGCAATACCTAAAGTTGCGTCAACAGCACCCACAGCACAAACCGCCATACCACAGACGCAAACAGCAAGCACAGCACCCGCCGGGAAAACCGTTGGAGATGTGAAAGACTTTGCGGAATTCAAAAAGTACATGAAAACAACGTACGATATTGATGTAACGGCGGGAGTGAAAAAGCTTGATTTTGAAATGGTCAAAGAAGCAATGACGGGCTTTGAATCTGTTGCGAAAGACTTCCCAGAAGTTACAAAAACAATACAACAGATTCGTCTTTCAAAATCCGGCATAATGTCATGCAATGGCGAACACATCACGTTCAATTCCGATTTCTTTACGAATCGCACGTTGATGAACCGCACAATTGACAGATGCGTAAAGAATGGATGGTGGCCAAAGAACACAAACATTGCTTCAATCGGGGCGCATGAGACAGCGCACGGTGTCGAAATGGTTCTGATTGATTTAAGCGGCAAGTACAAAACCCGGATGCAAATTGCAACGGCTTGGAACGGATGTTATGAAGCACGTGACATTGTGAAAGCCGCTTGTGATGAGATTATGAAAACCCCGGCAGGAAAAGGAAAAACTGCATACGAAATTATAAAAGACGGAATCAGCGAGTATGGCGCAACAGGCGGCAATAGCGAAACAATGGCTGAAGCGTTTGCGGATGTTGCGGCAAACAGCACAAATGCAACAGAGATTGCAAAAGCAATTCGCAGAGAAACCGCACGAAAGTACAAAGATTATTTGAGGAGGAACCCGTGATAACAGAAAAAGAAAAACCGGGGTGGGCTGATTACATTGAACTTGATAACGATTTGAACGAACGGTTGCGGGATGATGCGCCGCAAGATGTGCGGGAAGCATATGAACAGCACCTGCGAGAATTAGCAGATATGAGCAAAAAAGGCGAGTTCGTTTACAAATGACAAACACGGCAGATTTTTTGATTAAAAGGGGGGATTGGCATGGAGTGCAGACACCCGGCAATTGTTGGCGGGCGTTGCCTTGATTGCGGTGCGCTTGTAAACACACAAAACGGGGCGAATAACGCCGTTCAGCCGCAGGATGAGCAAACACCCACGGCGGCGGATACGCCGCCCGAAAACGGGCAGGAAACGCCGAAAAAGACCACACGCAAGCGCAAGGCGTAAAGCGCACAGGTTGCAACGCATTTTTATAGCGCATTAGCGTAGCGGGAGCGCATCCGGCTTTGACCCGGAAGGTATAGGTTCGACCCCTATATGCGCCGCTTTGCGTTGCAACCAACAACAAACAACAACAATTCCAACAAGATGAAACAGGCAATGTGCAAAACGCACGTTGCCTTTTTTCATACCATCATGCCCGCCGGGGCGTTAAACACGGAGAGCGGTCAATCTCCAATGACCGTAAAAAGGAGGAGCAAAATGGCGGGTATTTTTACACGCAAAGCATTGACAGACATTCTGAACAACGGTGACCTGACCCCGGAAGAGCGTGCCGACAGCATTTTCAGCCTGTACGGGCGTGCGCTTGATGACGGATACGTTACCAAAGGGGCGGCACAGGCGGCACAGGATGCGGCAATCAAGACAGCGCAAGAAGCATGGCAGAAGGAACAAAAAAACATCAATGTCAAAGAAACGCCCGAATACAAGGAACTTTTGGGGCAGTTTGACGGGTACAAGACAAAGCAGACCGCAAGGACAAGTGCGGAATATGCGGATGTAAAGCCCAAATTCTTTGACAGGGTTTACGACCTTATTGACCGTGCGGACGGGGCGAAACCCGTGACGGAACAGCTTGCCGATTTGCGGAAGGATTATGAGGAATACTTCACCGCAAAGGCAGACCCCGCACCGAACAAACCGCAGTTCGGCGCAAAACCCGAAGGCAGTATGCCCAAAGGCGAAGAAGGGGCGGTTGCGGCTTTCTCTAACGCTTGGGGCTTTGTCCCGGCGAAGAAATAACGAAAGGAATGAAACAAAATGGCTTTTGTGCGAACTGATGTAAACTATGCCGCCGAATATT